GGAATCAGTAGCAGACGGTGTTGTGTAAGGAGAAAGGCTTCGGCCTTTCTCTATTTTATAGGATGATTTTTAATGGCAATTAAACTCTTTGGCTTCACCTTAGGTAAACAAGATATTGTTCAGGTCCAACCACCTGAACAACCTTCTTTCACGCTTCCAAATGAAGCAATCGATGATGGTGCAGTCACCATCACCTCCAACCCTTATTACGGCACCTATGTTGACTTAGAAGGTGCGGTTCGTAATGAGCTCGAATTAATTACTCGTTATCGTGAAATGGCAAATCATCCTGAATTGGAGATGGCCATTGATGATATCGTTAACGAAGCAATTACACACGATGTTTCTGGTCGCACAGTTAATATTGTTTTAGATAAATTAAAACAACCAGAAACAGTTAAGAAGAAAATCTCAGAAGAATTTGAGAATGTTCTTAAAATGCTTAACTTTGGTAATCTTGCCGATGACCTTTTCAAAAGATGGTACATTGACGGCAGAATTTACTATCATGTTGTAGTTGACGAATCAAGTCCAAAAGAGGGTATCAAAGAATTAAGATACATTGACCCTCGTAAAATTCGTAAAGTAAGAGAACTAATCAAAGACCGTGACCCTAAGACTGGTGCAAACATCATCAAGTCTATTGCTGAATACTATGTTTACTCGGACAAAGGCACGACTACTCAAACATACTCGGCACAAGTAAATGCCGGTCTAAGAATTGCACCAGATTCAATTATCAATGTGAACTCTGGTTTGATGGATGCAAAAAATACATTCGTCATTTCTTATCTACACAAAGCAATTAAACCTCTCAATCAATTGAGAATGGTTGAAGATGCGGTTGTTATTTACCGTCTATCAAGAGCACCAGAACGCCGTGTATTCTACATCGATGTTGGCAACTTGCCAAAAGGTAAAGCAGAACAATATCTTCGTGATGTGATGATTAAGTATAAGAACAAAGTTGTTTACGATGCTTCTACTGGCGAAATCCGTGATGACCGTAAACACATGTCTATGCTTGAAGATTTCTGGTTACCACGCCGTGAAGGTGGTAAAGGTACAGAAATCACCACATTGCCTGCTGGTCAAAACCTTGGTGAATTAGAAGATGTTAAATACTTCCGTCAGAAGTTATTGCAGTCTTTAAATGTGCCAATCTCTCGTTTAGAACCACAACAAGGTGGCATGATTGGTCTTGGTAGAACAACTGAAGTTACCCGTGATGAAGTTAAATTCAATAAATTTATTATTCGTCTGCGTAACAAGTTCTCACAGATTTTTGACCATGCATTAGAAAAACAATGCGTATTAAAAGGTATTTGTACCAGAGAAGAATGGGAACAATTTAAAGAAGATATCTATTACGACTATGTAAAAGATAACAACTTTACAGAATTAAGAGATGCAGAGTTATTGCAATCTCGTATTCAAACTCTAACGACTGTTGACCCATATGTTGGTCGTTACTATTCTGCTGAGTGGGTTCGTAGAAATATTCTACAACAAACAAGAGAAGAAATAGAAGAAATCGACAAACAAATCAAACAGGAAGAAGAAAATGGAACTGGTGGTCCTACACAACAAGGGCAAGAACCTGAAGTAAGTGCAGACCAATACCCACCAGAAGATAATACTGCCGATAGCGGTTCTGCTGAGTCACCAACTCCACAACTTGATGCAGAGGTGGAAAAATATTCAGCGATACTAAATAGGCGTTAAAGGAGATTAATATGGATGTTGCAACTTTTATTGATAATGTTACTTCAGGAAATGCACTAGCAGCAAAAGAATCGTTAAACGACCTTCTTTCTGCAAAAGCATTTGAAGCACTAGATACTAAGAAAACAGAATTGGCACAATCTTTATTTACAGGTAAAGAAGTAGATGCCCAAGAAACTGAAACAGAAGTTGAATGAGAAACTTACAAGAATTTAGACAACTTGTAGAAGAAGAAAAGTCAGACTATTCAAAGTTTGACATGTTGGTTCGTGCAGGTTTAGCTAATAAGGCACAACTTGCACGAATTCATCGTATTTTGGACAAGATGACCGAAGAGCGTCCTCAGTTCAACAATGCCGATAGAGAAATCATGCGTAATCTTTTTAATCGCATGGTAGATATTATTAGCAACAATAAACAGATTTTCCAAAAAACTAGACAAGCGGTTCGTGAAGAAGTTGAATTGGAAGAATCTGAATTAAACACGGCAGACATTAAAGTGTCTCCATCAGGCCGTAAAGTTAGAGCGCATCGTTTTAAATTAGGTGATGCACCAGTAAACGAAGAAATTGATATTGAAGAATCGGCATTAGATTTAACTAATGACCCTCCATTTGTGCTTGTATTAAAGCGTAAATCAATCCGTTTGTATCCTAACAATACAAAGATTGCTCTTTATTACAATCAGAAACTAGACAAATATTTTTCAATACCTTATGGTAGTGGTGTTGATGCACCTGTTCAGGCAGAAGAAACTCAAATTGAGGAAGCTGTTATGGACAAACTTCATAAGATTGTTGCCGATAAACAGGCACAAACAGTTAAATTTGCAAATGGTCAAACTCGTAAAGTAGACCATTTCACTGCTTCTGCTATTACGCAAGTTCATAATGCTTTAAATGACGAAAACAAAAAGAAGTTTGCAGACATGGTTCACAAATCACCTGCACATTTGGCAAAAGCATCCGACTTTGCATTTAGTAGAGCGAAATGAGTTTAATTGATTTAATTATTGCCGGCAAATTAGACGAAGCAAGAAAATGTTGTTGCGACCGTCTAAAAGAAATTGCAGCTAAACGCTTAGAAGAAGCAAAGCGTTATGTTGCAGCCGACATGTTTGAAGAAGTAGAAGAACAACTTGATGAGAAAAGAAATCCTAATATCATCAAGCAAGGTAGAATTACAAAAATTCGCCGTAGAATTAGAAGAAACGCAAAAGGTCGTATTGTGGTTCAAAAGAATCGCAGACGCTCTGGTATTAAAGGTTATAGAATTTCAGGTAACACCGTAAAAAGAATACCTGCAACAGAAAGATTAAGAAAGGCTCGTTTATTAAAACGGTCATGGAAAACAACTAGAAGAGCTAAATTACGCCGCACTCTATTGAAAAGAAAAATGTCAATGCGTAGGCGTGCATCAATGGGACTAAGATAAAATGCCATACGAAGTCATTAACAATAAAAGAAGTAAATCAGTTATCCGTGTTGTAGGTAACACCGCAACCAATGTCACATTGGCAGGTCTATCTACTGGTGCGGATGAATCAGTAACCGCTGCGGCAATTTCTGGCATTCACTCATCAACAGATGGTGTATGGAGAATTTATCGTGGTAATAGCACCTCAGGTGTTCTTGTCTTAGAACTATTTGGTGAAAACTCTTTACCACTTGCACAACACGATATCGTAGTTGCAAACACATCTACTGCAAACCTACATATCACAAATTCTGGAACTGGTGGCACTTTGATTCTAACATTGAACAAAACTGCCGATTACAGTCCAGCACTAACAGGTATCTAACATGAAACTTATTACAGAAACAATTGATGATGTAAAGTATCTCACCGAAGCATCAGAAAACGGTAAGAAAAAACTTTATATTGAAGGTACATTTTTAGTTGGCGAACAAGTCAACAAAAATAATCGCATGTATAAAATGGATACTCTACGCCGTGAAGTAGAGCGTTATACAGAAGAATTCATCAATTCAAACCGTGCATTGGGTGAATTAGGTCATCCAGACACACCATCTATCAACCTTGAAAGAGTATCTCACAAGATTGTTTCGTTAAAAGAAGATGGTAACTCATTCTACGGTAAAGCACTAATTCTTGAAACTCCATACGGACAAATTGTAAAAAACTTTATCGATAACGATATCCAAGTTGGAGTATCTTCACGAGCATTAGGTTCTCTAATGCAGACTAAAGAAGGATACAATTTGGTTCAAGATGATTTGCGCCTAGCAACTGCGGCAGACATTGTTGCGGATCCATCAGCACCAGGTGCCTTTGTTAACGGTATCATGGAAAACAAAGAATGGATGATGATTGACGGCAAGTTTGTGGAAGCAGACCACGACCGTTTCAAAAAAACAATTCAGAGAGCTTCCAAAGCACAACTAGAGGAAACTGCTCTTAAACTGTTTGAAAATTACCTCAGAAAACTTTAATTTTATAAATAAGAAATCATAAGGAGATTCCTAATGGCAACAAATAAAC